AGACTATATTCAATAATATGTTGTGTTACTTCACGATCAGTACTATAGTACATGTCCACTTTAAAATACTTTGCAAAATCTTCATCAGCGAACCAAGATGAAATAACATCGTCTTCAACAAAATCTTTTAAGTGTGCGTTTATTTTGACAATTAGCTTTTCACCCTCGTTGTGAAGGTTTACTTTGTCAAAATACACATCGGGAATAATGTGGCCAAGTTCAGTTGTAAGATTTTCAGCCATATTTAGCAAGGCTCCTTAATGTCTTTTGGTGGCAGCTGATCAGTATAATTATCATCTACGCCAACTTTTGTATAGTCGGCCTTTTCAAAGGTGTCGAATCTAGACTTAAACTTAGCTAGCGATTCTAATTCTTCTATGAGTTCAGGATCTATTTCACTCTCGCCTAGAACATCAATAAAATATTCAACTTCTTCAGAACCAAGATCTCCTTCTTCCTGTTGAGGAAACAAGTCTAAGCTTTTTTCCAAAGAAAATTTAAGAGGTATAAGCATTTCTTTTTTATTTGTGCTGCCAGTATGTTCTACCAAGAATACCTCTACATCAAAATTTTCTTTATCAAAAATTGTATTTTCTTCTAATATTTCTAAAATAAAATCACTTTTTTTCCGAATAGCAAAAAAAGAGCCGTCACCAAAAATGTGTAAATCCTCACTCTCATAGTTTTTTCCTTGTGGCAGTATACCAAAATCTTTTTCAAGTTCTTTCCCATCTCCCACATCTAGCTCATATTCTATTTCACAATTAATCTGTGGTATTTTTTCACTCATGCCAGCAGAAGATGTATAGACTGTTGAAATATTGTAATTTTCACCAGCCAAAAATTTTATATCCCAAGCCGGGGCATAGTTGGACGAAAAGTCGGCTGTTGCCAGCGGACCTTTCATTGGATTCCAGTTTTCATCTCTAGCCATAAAATTATCTTCTTCTTGATTTAGATGTTTTTGAAACTCTGTTTGGGCCCCGTAGAAAAGATACTGAGTCTTGTGGCGTGGCGTTGTTTTGATTCTATTCTCAGAACTATTTTGTAGTTCCCAGTGGCTAGACCCGTCTACGTCATACATAATATCATCATCGTAAAATTCATAATATGTTGGATTGAGCTTGCCGCTCTTCAATTGGCGTTTGCCTTCTTGAGTAAGCTGGAAGTCCATTACTTCTTCTTTTCTGTTGAAGAACTTCATTCTTTCTCTTCCTCTTCAAAAGTCACTTCTGCGTCAATCTTAGCCAACTCAACTAAAGAAAAATAATCGTATGGCCAGTTATAACTATACGGCAGTTCATCTTGTTCCGCTGTTGAACCTTGAGAGCCAATCTTAAAATCGAACTTAAATCTGTCATCATCAGATTGATCTGCCGTTGTTGCAAAATAATTTGTTCTAGCTTTTCTTTTAACTTTAAAAATTATCCAACGAGTATCTTCTTCAAAGTCTTCTTGGAATATCTCGCCCGGGCCAATTTCATGCTCAACAGCAACAGTTTCTCGTCTTGCGGTGACGGCTCTATCTGGCATCACGCCCTGCCAAATATTGGCTAAATCCTGCTTGGACAATGCGTCTTCAAACTCAAAAATGTACATCCCAAACGGCGTAGCTTCTCTGTTAGTCAAGAAATCTAAATGAGGCGGGAATACATATTTTTGCATTTTTTCTACCATCTGTTTAATTGAGTTTTCCGGGTTCAGATGAATGTCTTGAATCGCCATGAACATTTGCCTTTCTTCTAGAGCGATGGCCAAAGTTTGTTTATCAAAATAATATGGCCTTTCCAAAAGGGATTTTCTACCAACAGTTCCGGCTGGTCTTAAGGGTATGGCCACGATCGCTTCTGAAATTTCTTTTTGATTGGCAAATCGACCAATGTGTTTTTCTTTTGTATTGAACCCGCAGGCCTGTGCAAGGGAGCCAACTTTCGTTGAATCTGGATCGCGGCTTAATATCGGGTCTTGTTCGCGAATCTGCAAAGTGATCCCTTCTTTTTGAGTTGGAATCTTGCCATAATGGGTCCACATGCCACCTGTTTCCTCTTCCAAGAGCACGTTGGAAAAGTTCATCACCGGGCATTCGAATCTTGGTGAAATAACCCATGTGTTGGGGCCGTTTGGATCGTCGGAAACGCTCACTGGCTTAAACTTTTTACCTTCCCCGGTTTCAAACACATTTTCGGCCGAATACGAAACCTGCTTGGTTTTTGTCTTTCCAAACAAATTTACAGATGAACTGATGTTCATTCGGGCGTCTTTTGCTGGGAAACCGGGTGAGAACGGCTTTGTCCAACCTAATAAGTAATTGTCTGTGTTCGAATACGTAATCGTAGAACCCGCAAGTATTTCTTCTAAGCGGAATGCATCATTCCGTGATGGTGTAAAGCTAATCGTTGCCACTGAATCTCCATAAAAATATGGTGGACAATGTGGCGCAAAGCCCGGGTCTTCATCGTAGAAATTTGACCCCGTCTGAGATTGATATGCAGGGCCGTAAGGAGCGCCTAAGTAATTATAAGTGAAACTGTCTTCCGGATATGAAGGGCCCTCAAACATAACAAAGCGATTGCCGTCGAGCGTATCCCCGGAGTGTTGTGGCTCTTTTTCTTGCTTTTTGCGCAGCACAACATCCATTTTATATGTAATCCCCGATCTCATATTAAACGGCTCTTGCTTTGAGGCCAGTACAACGTTTCTCTTGTTCTGCAAAAAGAAGTTCGAAACTTCGGCGAAATAATTATTTGCAGCCAAGTCATATAAAGCATTAGAAGTTTTACCGCTGAAGCTGCAAGTTAAAGAAAAGTTTGCTTCTGGGACAGGAATCAACATGCTTGTACCGGATAACAAATATTCTTTTGGGCTTACAATTGCCTCAAATGGTATTCTAAAATTTGGATTGTTCGGAATTGTGGACCATGGGCCGGCTGAGTTATGCCCGCCTAGGTGGTTGATCATATTACCCGGGTCTGTAGTGTGCACCGGATAATCAACTGCAATACCAGATTTGACCGTATTATAAAAAATACCCGGGGAATAGAAAGGCTGTAAGAAACCAGCATATGCAGCTTGTTTTCTCTTGTGTTTGGCGTCGATAACTGGTATCATATTTTCGCCACCAGACACAGCAGAACCATACGAAGAAGAGAAAAGTGCTGCCATTTGTGTACTTCTTAACACGGGATAAAAACCATTATAAGGCAATAGTTTCATGATACCGTGGCATTCTAATTTTACCTTTGTCTTTTTGCCCTTGTGATCTTGGCGTAAAATTTTGAAGTACTTATTAAACTCGCCCTCTGCATAATATTTATAAAAATTATCAGAAGAACTGTCTTCATCCGGCCGGCCTTGAACAGCTAAGCTATTCCCAAACGCATCTTCAGTATCTAAAATACCATTTGTTCTCGGGGCTGCATCGGAGCTTGCCCCGTCGATTCTTAAGAACCCGGGTAAGTCGGCGGCAAAGTTTCCATCTTTTTGGTTAACATAATAGTCCATGTGCTCGCTTATTCTAAACTCTGGAATAATAGAGTGATCTTTGCCAAACCTTTTAATGTCTTCTGAAAAGTCTTCATATGAGTCAAACCACGGGTTGCGAGGAGCGCGTCCGGTTGTTACATTATCAGTCCAATATCTATTATCTGCTGTTGGCAAAAGCTGGTTTGTAAAATAAAAACTAATGGCGCTCTTGGCGGGATTGCCGCCGCCGGGGGGTTCAATGCCGGGCCCGGTTCTTCCTTGCTGCCAATGTGCCATGTGCGACGACGAAATGCGTGTATAACAGGCAGAAGCCGTGAGCCACGGCAGAGCCAATCCCATGGGGCTGGTCGCGGTACCAGAATGGTGAAGCCTTAACTCGCCAAAAGTATCAAGGGGCCAAATAGATTTACCAGTTGGATTGTTTATGTCCGTGACCACTCTATTCTGCGAGTTAAGCGCAGTTCCAAGAGTTCGCCTTTCGCGGTCAAGAATGTCGTCTCTCCAGAACGACCTGTGTTCTATAGCATCAATTTCAGTTTGCAGTTCAGCATAATCTAATCTTTTTCTGCTCCGAGCTAGAAATGAATTCTTTTCTCTTGGCCACAACGTTTCTTTATATTTCAGGTGATTAACTTTTTTGATCACATCTGTATTATACAAATCTAAAACGTGATCATACATTTGAACTCTAGAATCAAAATCTATTCCCAATTTTTTATTCAATTCGTCAGAACTGAAGTCTGACTTATTGTTGGCATAAGTGTGCTGAATAATAATTTCAGACTCTTTCATAACCGGCACTGAACCTTCGTCTGTTCCTAGATAGAAATCAACCTGATCAGTTTCTACTGTCAGCTTATGAACCAAGGGGCTGTACTTTGAAACAACCGCTGGCTCAATGTATTGCGTAAATCCGCCTCCCTTGTATTTCGGGAAATCAGTTCCAGCGACTGTACCATCAATTGTAATAGGTTCTACAATCGATATTGTATTATTGCGCCTGTGGTATCTGGCAACTGGGTGCTCACCTGTTCTTACTTGTTTCCAAGAGGGGTATCCATACGGGCCGTTTCTATTAAGAAGAATGGCCATCAACATATGCCCATCCCCGGGATTCCACAAATCATCTTCGTGCAGCGGATACGCAGTTTGGCCCCCTTCATTCAAATACTTTTCCATATTAGTGTCCAAAGGCCAACCAAGAGTATTTACCGAAGAGGTGATAATATCATTAATATCTAATCTCAAATAATTAAAGGGTGTTGGCCTAAAATCGGTATATCCGGCTGTTGCGTCAACGGCGCCTTGGTCAAGACCCCAAACATTGGCGTTGCCGCCGCCATCATCGAACGTCCCCCAGTCACTCGCACTTATAAACGTAATATCCTTACTACCCGTCGCATAACCATATACATCTGTAGATTTATATGAATCTGCAATCCAAGAATATTGAATATCACTCCTAGGAATCATGTGCTGAACGAACCAGTTGTCTTCAAGGCTAGCCGTTACATATCCTGCACTCTCATCGGCGCCGCGATGTTTAAGCACTGTTAATGGGTTGTGGTTCACCTTGTGGAAAGAAGCTGTAACCGACGATCCAGATTGATAGCCGCCCCAAGCCATTGGTTTTGACAAATCATCTCTGAGTGGCCGCCTTACAATTAAGTTTCTATATGGCAAAGCATTATAAGGCGAGTATTGTACAGAAACAAAGTCTAAAGATTCTTGGCCCATGGTATCAATACCGCCCGGGGCACTGAATCTTTCAACAAACACTGTTTTATTTTTTGTTCGATCGGCTGGAGCAGCGCGGCCGAGGGCGGCGCCCGACAAATAGGCTGAGTTAATATATAAAGTTGCAACATTCCCATCGCTAGAACGAAAGTAGAAATTGTTTGTCATGCGATCACTAGTCTGTACTACTTCGTAATTTTTCTGATAGTTTCCTATTACAGTCGGCAAGCCAACTGTGCCTGTAGTATACACAACATTTCGTATGTTGACCGGGCGCTTGGCCAACATACTACCACCGAATTCGCCGCCGCCATAAAAATCGGCCCGGGCATGATCTGTATTGACATTAAAGGGGTTATCAATTTTTTCCTCTGGGCCGTCAAATAGCCAAGCTTCCGGCCTTGTGGTGTTGCCGGCAGTGCCGGCTTTGGCCGTCGTGGCAGGCACCTTTCTGTGGGCGGATCCGCCGACATACTTTTCTGTGAACGGCCCTTGCATTGGAACTTCATAGTCGGGTTCGTATACATCTAGGTGTTGATGGGTTGTATATTTGTCTCCTATCGCATCTGAAGTTGAATAATAGCGAACTGGCAAGCCGGCCGGTTTGTATGTATTGCCATCTATAACTACCTTAATCTTTTCCTGACCGTCGTATTTAAGTTTAAGTGCGGCGTCATCATCACAGTTAATTCCGATCTGCGTAACACTGGGGTTTGGATCGGAAATGTCTATGGTCCCGCGTGTTGCTTTGTGTAAGTTATATTTACTATTTTTGGTCTGAATGCCGCCTCTGTATTCGTCTTGAAAATCTAACGTGTATTTATACGGGCTGGTCCATGACCGCTTAAGCGCATCGATTTCAGCTTTAAACATCACTTGGCGGTAGTTTTCGTCTACATCTTTGTCTCCAGAGTGTGGAAGGCCGTCTTCCATGGAGCGTTTGTTCCACCACAAACAATTTTCTGCTTGCTTCTCTGGTTGTTCTAGCTGCTCTCTGGTGCCGCCGGCTGTTAGCGGGGCATGCCCATATTTCCAATTATAAAGAAGTTTATTGACACTCTCCAGAGAACCAGAGGGATCGTCTTGTTTCATCTCAAGCGTTGGAAACTGATGGCGGTATTTACTTCTTTCAAAAATGTGGCTTTCGACCATATTCCTTACGCCGTCTGAAACGTTCGCAGATGCTGGAAATAGTTGTTCAATAATCCTATTAAGGGAAAGATCTAACCACTGGAAATATTCCAAATATTTATCTAAATCTGGTATGTTGTCGATTCTCTCAAAAAAGAGACCTCTTAGTTTTGCTAAGCTTTTATATTCTTGTCTGTATTTGTCGGCCGGTTCGCCAACAAGATTGGCGTAATCAACAATTGAAGACATGACGTTTACCATCTCTTGTGAGATGTTTTGATACATGCTTCTTTCTACATTTATAAATGTGGAAATCGGTGCGGACTCTTTTGTAAATTGTAAATCGTCTTCTCGTAAAATTTGAACCGTGTCGTCTGTGTGTAAGTTTTCCGGCAATTGTTTCTTGGCAGACTGAACATATTCTTTCTCAAATACACGCGTTTCGCTAGCTTTAAAAAAGTCGCCGCGGCCAGTGTGGAACTTTTTAATTACGTCCCCCATTTTTCCATAACGAGCGCGGGTATTTAAATCAGTCACAGAGCCGGAAGATGCATCAACAACAGAGAACCTGCCGGATGCGTCCGAACCACTAACTTGAGCAAAATCCCAATTCAACATTAAAGCTTCAGACTTTGGCACAAAAACATCACTTATTTGTGATTGACCCATATAAGCACTCTTATAAGGCTGCGCAGTACCATAGTTTTCCGGATCGAGGGCATGAGCTTTAATGGTGTTGTTGTCCAAATAATCTGCCCAAACTCTCATCGATGAAATCTTCGTATCCGTCCTTTGATACACTGTCGAAGCTGTCATGTGTTGGCGGTGAGCGCCAACATAAACTCTGCGCGGGTGCGACACCAAAGAAACGCCCTGAAGATAAGTCGGTATGGATGCTGAAAGTGAAAACTCACCATTAACATAACTTCCCACTGTGCTTATGCCATAAAACTCAACATTTGAGCCGGTTACGCCAACCGTGAAACTTCCACTAGTAAAGTCTGCAAGATCAAATTTTCTCGGCTTAACACGAACGGCAAAATTCCACTTTTGATTATCATAAACGTTTTTAAATACCGGCGAAGCGATTTCCTTAAAACTGAAATCGCCAGAAGAAGTTAAAACAAAATATGCATCATCTGAATATTTTTTATTCCGCACAGCGTGCACTTGAAAGTTTGCATAGTCTGGCGCTGGAAATCCAGTATCATCAGCATTGCTAGCCGTATTGTGTTGGTGCACGCCAAACAGCGAAGATGTTAAATAAGGATAGTTTACAAAGTTAACACTTCCGGGTTTTNCGCGCTTAGGAAATATGACCTCACACTCATANGTGTTTGCAATCGAGCCCTCGACCGCGTTTGAGGCAGCATTTTTCTGATCAAGTGTGCCGTAGATAAATCCCGTCGAGTCGGAGTTGGTCGAATCTGAATGCTGATAAACGTTTGCTTCAAACTCATCTGTGTCGTTAAAATTGATATAATTTTTTCTTACAACTGCTGGTCTATAACCATCTTTAAGAATATATTCTGTGTTGTTTGAATATATATTAAGTTTAAAATGCTCGTCACCGACGCCAAAACACCTAATCAGGTTTCTAAAAGCAGCTTCGGTACCCTTACTCTTTAAAATATAAACTAAGTTGTTATATATGTTTTGGTAAATCGTATTTTTTATTTCATCTACGTCTTTTTCAAATAGTTTCTTTTCTGAGCGGTTTAGATATTTTGTGAAGCTTGATATGTTCGAAAAAATCTTTGGTGCGGGGAAGCCGGTGTTTTCTAACAATTGCGCATAAAAAACATGAGGCTTTCTAAAATCTTCTGCATAAGTCTTGTGTCTAAGCTTTGGAAGTTCTTGTATCTGAAGATAAAGATCATCCAAGTAGCTTGCCATTATTTGTGTTAAGTTGCGCAAAACACTGCCATTCTCATAATCTTCTTCTGTTATCCAAGCCGGCAAAGTGTTATAAATGGCAGATGGGTTGTTCCTGTCGTGATAACTGGCACTTTGAGCCAGCCTGTTTTCAAAAGTTATGAAATCCGGGTGTGCGCTGTACAAAATGGGATCTTTAAACTCGAAACTAGAAACACCAGATTCCACAATCGCCGAATCAGTGCTTCTGGCACCTGATGTATACCCAACCCACGTGCCGTTAGATATTCTACCTGAGTAGTCTATTACTTTGCTATCGACAGAAGAAGAGCCCACAACACCTTCGTTAAACTTATAGTAGACTCCCAAATCAATATTTGCTATGTCGGTGTTTGTACCACCACCAACTTGACCCTTCCAAAAGCGGCCGATCTCTTTTGCTGTTCTAGCTTTTCTCCAAAATCTGAACTCGTCTAAGCTGGCTTTCAACTTGCCATAGCCTAATGTTCTGAAGCTGGTATCAATCTGGGCGCCACAGGCGCCGATAGTACCCACTAGAGCGCCGCTAACAACGGTTGTAACGGTCGGTGTGGCTAACGCTGCAAGCTCGCTAGTATGGACACCATCAACATACAACTCAAGGGTTGTGGCGGCTGACACTGGCTTAATATTAATAGCATAATGATGCCAGTTGCCGTCTGCAATCGTTGTTAAGCCGGTGTCTAATGACGCGCTAAGCGCAGATTTGGTAAACGCTTTGCCACTATATGTTCCATAGTGAGTGAAAATCTTTGTGCTGTTGCCCGATCCGCTTAAAAATACAGCCAATTCGTGGCCGACGTTCTCAGTGTCATCTGACCCGGATAGCTGAAATATGCACTCATTTACGGTATCTGTTGAAACGTTTAGCCATGCGCTCTTTTTCATCCAGAACTCGACACAAGCTCCGTCCGTCCACGCAAATTGTAAATTCCCCTCTCTGCTCTTGCCTAGGTCGTCTATATTTTCATCATATATACTTGCTTTGCCGCCGACGACATTGCCGGGATCTGGGAATGTCTCCGCTATCGTGTCTTTGTTGTTGGGGTCTTTGTGCGGGCCGCTTTTGAACTGAATATACTCAAGTGTAGTTGGTTTGCCCCAACCGCCAGTTATTGTACTAGTGCCAGTCCAAGTGTCACCAAATGAAACGTATCCATTTGTCCTAGGGTACTCATTATCAAAAAGATAAAGATCCAAGTACGTTGACTCGTTGCGCCATTTTTGTTTTTCTGCCAATGAGCCATCATATGGATAATAATCTTTGACTCTTGTTATTGACTCATTATAATATTGAGCGCTCAGGCCAAAGCGTGCAAAGTTAGCTGGATCAGAATAATCCACCTCTGGAACAAACCTGCGGGTTTCTTTATTAGACTCTCTGACTAAATCTCCGGACTCAACATCTAAAGAACTTGAATTGATGCCAGATAAGCTTTGATGAACTACCGAAGTTAAGTTGGTAGTTTTTTTACTTCTCTCTGCATCAAATAGTTTCTTAAGACTCATTATCTACTCTAAACCTGAATGTTTCTGGAGTTTCTCTCCAGTTGCCGTTGACTTTCATTAAAAATTTAATTCCATAAGCATAACCCGGTTCAAATAAAGACATGTCCAAATCAAAATAATTTCCAGATATATCATAAGATAATCTTGTGTGTTCTGTGGCACTTGAGGTGCCATATGAAATTATCGTATAATCATCGGACTCTCTATAAATGCTATAATAAGTTTGTTCTAAAAGATCTGCCTGAACCTTAGTTGACGCCTTTGTATAAATATTGGGATTCCAATCTTGCGAACGAATATACAATCTCAACTTAGCCGTTTCTTTAGTGTTATACGAATCTTTCAAATTTGTTATTGAAGTTATATATCGATCGGTGGGATTAACTTCCCAGTTAGTATTAAATGTTTTAATCTCGATTGTACCACTCTTATACTGGGTTGTCCCGACGTGCCACACGTCAAAGGCCTTTACAAGAGAAGTTCTTAAACCAAGAGATGCGGTATATATTCCCGTTGTAAACCACCCTCCGGTAGCTGGTGTATCTGCTACGCGTGGAGTAGATGGGTGATCATCAGGTAGGTCTAAAGTAAGTGGTACACCGCCGGCAACAGGTGCGTTGTTAGTGTCAGAACCAGAATATAAGTGAACGTATATGTTTCCTTTGCCAACTTGTTCAATGTTCTTCAGTTGGCCGCGAATATAATTGTAAAAATATAAAGTGTTCAGATTATCAGTCTTCGGAGCTAATGAGCTACTTGCAAAGAACACGCCGCGATCATCTAGCTTTGCGTCTTTCCAACGAGCCTCAATACAAGGGCGCTTAAAGAAAAACTCACTCCCCCTACCAAAAAACTTTTTTGTATAATATGAGCGCTCAGTTGAGTCCTCATATGTCGTAGATAGAAAGACGCCCAAGCCATCATTGGTTTTGGTGCCATCCAACCACTGATTAACCAGCGTTGTAATGTCAAGCTCAACATCTTCAGTTCCTTTATCAAAAGAATAAGTATATGAAGGGCTGGCGTGGAAATCGCCGCCGGCTGCCGTCCAAGTTGTTATACCCGACGACTCGCTGGTTGCATTAATCCAGTTTGAAGAACCTAAATCTTTGTACTCATCCATGTCTAGACCCGTGCCTTCGGCCCAAGATCTAGATACGGCCTTTACTGTTACCCCAAACTGCTTTGGCAAAGTTTTGCCGTGCTCTGCATTAAACAACCTTAAAAAGTATTTAGGATCTGCAGAGGCGGATAAGATTACATCACTCTGTCTGTCAGCTATAAGCTCAGTTGTTGGAAATTGAAGCAGCACCCGCGACTTTTCTATGCTACTTGTGTTAGCTTGAGCATAGATGGAAAAGACCTCCAAAATATCAGAAGCCCCCATGTTTGAACCAGTTCCCCTTGTAGAAAGATCTGATTTAAATGCATTCGTTATTGTATTATCTTTTGTAGCTATATAACGTTTAACGCCCATTATTTCACAGCCCCTCTAATATCGTCTTCTGGGAATTTTATTTCTAATACATAATCTTCAGGCACAGACACATATCTACCATCTGCAGATGTGTTTTGAACTATATCAAATGGAACTTGGGAGTAGTTTACTCCGGTCTTTGCTGTGAACTTTACGTTAGTCGTGTCTAGTACACCGTCAACCTTGTTGACGGTTGTGTAAACATCGCTTATGTATATACTCTCACCAATTTCAAATTTCTTATCAAACTTTTCCTTCAGAGCACTTAACGCATCTTCCAAAACATCATATTTGTTTTTTCCCAAAAGTGTGATTATTTCAATATCTATTCCAACATTAACAATCTTGGCATCGAGGATATCAACAGTGTCATTTAACATCTTATAGTTTAAAAGCCAAGTTTTTAAATTGTCTTTAAGCGTGTTGTTTGCTGTAATAAAAAATCCAAGTGAGTTCTCAGCCATTACATATAAATTGAGATTTCTTTTAAATGAGTCTTTATCTTGAACAATATTCACCCTCTTTAAAGAGCCTAATTTTGTTGGCATAGAATAACATAAGTTCATATAATCTTGTTTTGTTACTGCGCGATTTTGTGTCATAAACGTATCAATGGCCTTAATTTTTATCTCATCGACTGTTGGCAGTGTTAAATCTCCTAGAATAGGCTCTTCATTTGTGCTCTCTAGGCTTGAAATGGCCGCCTGAATTGTCGAAGAATTCGTTGCACCATCTGGCCAACTAAAATCCGCCTTCTCTACAAGGACTACGGAGCCGACCGGAGCGTTTACATTCTCAGCAGTGTTTGTCCGATAAGTAACCGTCAAAGTTGTGTTAGCTGGTACAACGCCCAGCTTATCTGTTTTAATTAAGTTGGTTGGATCAAAAGTGGTATCCGTAATATAATCTTTGCCGTAAGTGTTCAATATAACGTTTGCGGGATCCACCACAACCTCTGAAGTTAAATTGGTATCTGATCCATATCCAAATTGTAAAAATACATCATTCCGGTGACGCTCAAGAACAAATCTTCGCGGAACCGGAACAGCCTTAAGGACGTATGGGGTGTCAAATTTATCGTCATTTTTATTTTCAAACGTTTTATAAATAACATTTTGTGTTAATGCATCCACTTCAAAATATTCATGACCGGATGTATCAGAGACAGATAATACCTCCACCACGTTAGAGGCCGCCAACTGTAAACTTTTAAACTTTCTGTAGCCGCCAAGCACAAAGGACTCTTGTTCTAAAATACCAGAAATTATTTGACCCGATGCCTTGACTGCATAGGAAGTGGGTAAGCCAGTTGTTGCATCGTTTTGTGCAACGACAACTAAATTGTTTGGATTAGCAAAATCAATATTTTCATTAAGAATATAACTTGCGCCGGCGTCGTTGGCAATCTGTGTGCCCTTCTTTAATATTGGCAAATAATTTGAATCTACTCCAAGTCCTGTTGATTTGGCTGGTATCAAAATATAAAAAGTTGCAATTCCGCTTGAACTTGGAGTGCCCTTATATTTAAACCCCAAAGTCTTGCTCAACTTGATCACATTATCTGGGTCTATCGCAGTTGACAAAAAAGACTCATTTGCTTGATAATCTAGATAGAAAGAAAGCATATCGCCAATATACGCAACCGTATCAAGCATCAAAGCGCCGAAGGACGCCTCATTAAAATCTTTATACGTATTTGGATAATAACGTTTTGCATATTCAACTAAATCGGCTTTGATTGTCTCAAATTCGCGATTAGTGTAGTTTATTGGGATTATTTTTTTACCGGCCATGACATTAAATAGTTTTTAAATAAGAAATGAGATATCTAAAGCCGCGGCTTTTTGCAGTGGCTTAATAAGAAAAGAAAGTGTAACATTTAACATATTTTCTATTCTTGCATTTCTAAGTACTTCAATGTTGAGTATTTCCACAAAGGGCATATATGTCTCTACCTGCTCCTCTATCTGTGCGATAAGCTCATTGTTTATTGTACTGCTCTGTAGTTCAAAAAGATATCTCCTCAAACCGACACCAAACTCCGGATCCCAAACTCGTTCTCCGGGTGATGTCAAAATTAGATTCTTTAAGTTCTGAAGAACCATATCTTCATAAGTTGTATTCAGCAGAAAGCCGAATTTCTTATCTTTTTGCAAAGGAAGTTTTACTGATAGACCTTCATTCATTTTTCATATATACCCCAGAATATCTTATTTTATTAATCAACGCATCGAGCCCAGCGTTAACAATCACCGATGGCACTCCTCCACCGGCTGTCAAAGACATTAAAGCATTTGACAAGGACTCTATACAGTAAATAGCTGACATTTGTGGTAATAGATGATAAGGGAAAATATATTCTGTAAGCGCCCTCATTTCGTTTGTCTCAAGCAGTTCTTTTTGAAGGCTTTTGAGTTCAGAAAGTTTTTGGGTGTTAAGGGGTGCTTTTAGTGCGACAATTTGAGCGGGGGTTTTTACTCTCAAGCCCGGGCCGCTGCGAGTTATAAATTTTTCAACTGCTTTTCCACTGGTATTCTTATCAGGAGCACTCTTATCATAAGGAATCGTCATGTTTGATAAATCATACGGTCTTGTAACTTCGGCTATCGGTATTAAAAAATAATTACCTATATTATAAGCAGCGTCTTTATAGCTTTTTTTGCGCATCGTATCACCAGTGGTGCCGGCATTTTTACCAAATTTAATGCTAAAAAAATCTTTATGCTCATTATAAAAAGCTTTATCACAAAGATATACCGCCCTTACTCCGTATTCTATAGAATCGTACAAATCTTGTGGCGAAGCATAAACTTTTTTAGCAGCATGAGTTGCAAACTTACCGCCTGGCGCCGTATTAGATGTTTTAGAGGCATTATTAATTTTAGTTATAAAATCTTTCCACGCGGCCTCCCAATAGTATATATTAACATGTCCGGTAAGATTGCTTGAATAAAGCGCCGGCTTTAAATTAAATCGTTCATGCTCTCCGCTTTTGGCAGTGTCCATGGCAATCATTTGCAGATCAGACCAGTTGGGTTTATCAGTTGGCTTTATTTTTAAAAATCTCTGCCACAAAAGTTTATTATGAAATTTGGGAACATCTATATCTCCTCCTAAACCGTAGGCGGCATCGCTCGCGCCCGGCGGGTGGGTAAATTTGGATGCTGCGGCCACACTCCAAAAATTTGCAGCACCTTCCATTGTTTTGGCTTGTTTTGGCCACTCATAAGAGCCGCCAGTGCCGGGTGACGGATCAAAATATGGCTGCAAAGATAAATTTTTGTTCCTAAAAGGTTTCTCATGTTTCGACACCCAGTTAGCCCAGCCCTTGTCGTTTAACGGGCCAGTTGTAGAAGTCCACCAAGTAGTAATAGTTAGTTCATTTTCATAAAACCACTTTTCGTGCCAAGGTGTGTTTTTTGTACTTTTAGTGCTTACTTTGTTGAGTTGTTCCAAAATTATTTTAATTGAATTCAAGCACATCACCCCAAGAGCCTCTTTGCCGGTTATAAGTGATGGATTTTTCTTGCTATTAGGGTCTATAACTTCTTGATATTTTTCATACAGTCTTTTCGCATCATCGTAATATTCGCTAAGTGTCGCTTCTTGTTTTAGTCTTCTTTCTACAAGCTCCATAAAATAAGCTGTTAATAAGTCCTGCTTTTCGCCCAAGTTTTTATCGATGAGGAAAGAAACGCTAGTGTACACCTTGTCAGCAATTATAAACATAATTTTGCCAAGCATTGTGCCATACAAGATTGCATCGTCGTACTGTTGTGTTTTATCTATTATCTTCATTTTCTATTTTTTCTCGTAAATCTCTATAACCTGCTTTTTTATTTTTTCGATTGGCACCAAGGAATTTTCTTTTTGAAAAACTTTATATTTTCGCAATTTTTTCTTTGGCTTCGGCTTCGGACTGCTATATTCCTCTAAATAAAAATCTTTCATTGCCCCCGCAATCATTTTATTAGGAGTTGTCTCTGGCATCATTTCAAGCAACTGCACACCTATATTTTTTCTAATCGAAGTCAAAGCTTTCTTAAAACTCGCCTTAGACCCCTTGTTTTGATCGACGGCAACTTTCAATGCACCATAAAACATCTCATCAAAAACTTCGGCGGGCTGGCCGCCTGAAGTCGTAGATGACTCTATAGCCCCTTTGTTCATTCGTTTATCAATATAGTCATTTAGTTTTTTATCGTCAGGATCTACAACCGGTCTGAGAGCGTGCCAGACGTTAGGCACCTCTGCGGCTTTGTGGATATAGGGTGCTCGATCCACAGGAAAAGGTTTGCTTGGCTCTGAAAAATCCAAAAACATTGGAATGTTCCAGATATACACTTGATAATATTTTCCCGAATCGTCAAATGCCACCTCAACGTCCTGCCCTAATGTCGTGCGATTATACTTTTCTGATAAAATTAACGCTTTAGATTTGGCTTTAGTGGGAACAGTTCGAAAATAAAATTTAAAATCAATTGCAGCCTTAAACATTTCACGATATTTTTCCAAAGGTGCGTTGCCTTCGCCATAAATGTCTAGGTCTAGATATTTTTCATAAAAATTATCATCAGCAAATAGGGATAAAAGCGGGTTCGGATCACTATAGTTGCCCTCAATGTCGGAAATAAGCTTGTCTTTTGCTATTTTTTCCAATTGGTCTTTTGGGATCGTTGTCTTTATCACAGGATCCGCCTCTTTTTTGTTGACGATATAATTCACAGCCAAATTGAAATCCGAAGTTGGTAGATATGACTTGAAATAAAGATCGTTTAAATATGCATTGATAGCTTTTTCAATTCCGCCGAAAACACCATTAATAGATTTTTCTACTGCAGAGTTTACTATTTCGGGCTGCTCAATAACAATTTCGTCTAAGATACTGTCAAGGAAGTTCTCTTCTGCTAAGAAGTCCAAGGCTTTTTCAAGCGCGTTCAGATCTTTTACTTTACTATTTTTAATGATCTTGGCTACATCTTCATTACTTAAGCCAAGCTTTTTCAGCCTATCCTGAAGATCCTTGATTGCTTCAGCGCCTAAATCTTTGCACAACTCGCGGTTTGCCCGGGCCGCGTGCGCTGCGGCCTCAATGGCGTTCAAAGCCTCGTTACAAACTCTGCTGAACTTTTCTGGGAAGGTTTCGCCGACCTTCTTAAAATATTTAGCTATAGAACTCTTACTGTATATGCCAGCTTTTTCAATNCCCCAGCCGCCACTTTTATCCAACTTTCGTATTAATTTTTGTATAACTGTCGCGACATCAACATTCTCATTATAATATTCGCCGTTCATTAAATGACAAAGCTCTCTCGGAGTCAGCCTTGCAGAAATCGACTTTAAAAGTGTGGCCATGGCTTCTGGTGTTTGTGGCAAACAAGCGCGCTGCCACTTTGGATCGTTCGGATCAATAGGGCCTGCTGGTAAGCTTACATCCCCGGGGTTGCCGTCAGGCTTTTTCTTATCGTCATCATCAGACTTACACGCAGCATCGAAAAGGGCCTCAAGAAGAGTGTTTAATAAAGCCTTAATCCCCTCAAACGCCAGCCTTAAAATTAATTCAATTATTTCTTTTTCAATGGCTTTCCACGGGTCGCCCGAGGAGAAGGCCTTTATTTTGTTTATATCAGTTTCAAATTCTCTTGGAGTGCCCGTGTGAGTGTGTCTAGCTCCCTTTTTTTGGCCGACGATTGGAACATCATTTCCTGTTAATTTAATATATTTGTTATTGACGAATTCGGCCTTGCGGAACTTATCAATAGAATCGCTGGCGCCG